ATAGGATTGCTTCTTAACTTCTTCTATGATTTTTTGGTGAATAAGTGTTATAGCTTCTGTGTCATAATCCACCATCGGATTCGCAAGAGTAGTAAAAGTAGTCAGGGCTACACAGTCCGTAAAATCGTGCATTCTTGTCGTGTCCGGTGCGTATAATTCCCCTGTCTCCAGGAATGAATCTATGTTTCTGTCCATAAAAAGCAGAAGGCAGATTGTTCCCACAGGGTCAGGCATTGTAATATGTGCATTTCCAGCACCTAATATTATGAGCGGTATATCTGTTATCGGAACAGGCGTTATATTCTGCTCATTGAATAGCTTGACCTGCATTAATTGTACTGTACATCGCTGGGTTGCGGGGTCAAATTCAAGAATTTTCCCGATATTATGACAATTGAGGCGTGACATTACCGCATTTTGAGCTAATGCCATAACCCCGTTAAAATTTATTTGTGATTTTTCAACCTGTTTTATTTTTGCTGTCATATTAATAATTTCCTATATATCTCGCAGGGTTAACAGCTTCTTTGCCTTCCCTAACCTCAAAATGTAAATGCGGCCCTTTAGAATTTCCTGTACTTCCGACAAGTCCTATATGGTTTCCGGTATATACATTCTGTCCTGGATTTACCAGCCAGTTATTTAAGTGCCCATATAAACTTGTAACAGTTTTTCCGTTGATAATGCCATGGTCAATTATTATTGTTTTACCATAGCCTTTTATCCAGCCTGTGGTAATAACTTTACCATTTGCTGGAGCGTTAACAGGAGTATCAAAAGATGCCGCAATATCTATTCCTTGATGGTTAGTACTGGCACCTTTTATTGGAGCTGTACGCCTGCCAAAAGGGCTTGATATACTACCTTGTACAGGCTTTTGCCATTGACCGGTAGTTGCGACCCCGCTCTGAACTGTTTGTGTCGCTTTGGTGAGTGTTCTGGCATCTCCAGGCAGGATTGAAAGAGTAAGAGAGGTTATTAATTTCCCGCTAACAACCGGACTTATTACACCTTTATGTTCAATCTTTACAACCCTGTAAGATTGGTTTAGCCACGTTTGGGTATAACTCAAGAGTGTAACCCCCTGCCCTGCCCTAATCTGGGGCTCAAAGAGCATATCACACTCGACATAAGCATTTGCACGTCTGGGGCTGCCTAATAATCCGCTTTCATCCGATATAACCAGAACTTCTCCGGGGATTAAATCTCTGTCACCCAGTATGTTAATCTCATCATTGTCAATAAAAATATTATACCCGCCGTACTCACGCCCCAGAAGGTCAAGAGTCTGACCGATAAAGGTTTTATTGCGGGGTAACGGCTCTATATCCGGAGTAATATATCCGACAGATATTTTACCGCTTCCGCTTGTCGCAAGTCCTAAAATGTCTTTTAGGGTAGTGCCTTTGGTAAAAGTCGCATTAAGAAAACCGTACTCATAAAACTCGGTACTGGCAGAAGCTAATATCTCCGTTATAAACTCGGTACTCCCTCCCTGTTTTTCGGAGGTACAATTCTGAATGTAACCGGAAAAAACGAGCGGCATATTTTCACCATAGCCGGCGTAAAACTTCATATAAATATACTTTTTGCCAAAGTTCCACATATCAAGCCATAACCGTGCCTGATCATTTCTGCTCAGGTTTACAAGCTGGAATACTCCCCGATTCTGTGTCTGGTATGTACCCGAAGAGATATGAAACTGGCAGCTAAACGGATAACTTACTGTTAACTTATCACGGGGAATTAAGTCCCGGCCGTGTCGTTCGCCGATTTCAAATTCAGCTCTGTAATTCCGTTGGAGTTTTAACATAACTCCATTTTAGCAATAATGGTAAAAACGTTTTTATTCCTTAGCTTTAAACTCTTTGATTCTGTCCCAGGTACGAGGTTTTAACCAACCATTATATTGATCTTCTTGAAGATTTAACTTATTAATAAGGAATTTATTATCTGGTAGTGCCTTTTTAAATCGTTGATATAACCTGTCAACATCCGCAGTTGTATATAAAAGATAAGTGCACGCAAATGGACGTGTCCAGTCATTACATATATCTAATTGTTTTTTTAATAAATCTAAATCATAGACACTGTTTGGGTCAATATTAAGCAAATATACATTATTCATGACACCCGTCCTCTAGCATGCAAGTATCATCTTTAGCCCGCGGAATTTCTTCTACTTCTAAAAGTGCATTTTTATCTTCCAGCATACCCATTTCCATCTTGTGTATTTCTAACCTAAAGACTTCACTTTGTAATAATTCCGGAGATTTAATACTGTGGCACGTATATATAATCCCCCATAAAACTGAATATAAAAGAATCAAACCGATACCAAAATACTTAATTCCAATCTCTTGACTATATAATATTAAAACAAGCGCTAACACACCTACAATTAAAAAAACGTTATTAAATGGCGTCATAACATTTGTCTTTTCGTGAGTTTCAACCTGTATACCGTGCTGTCCAATGCTCAACTTACTCATACCTCATGTATATCATGTAATAGAAACTTTACAAGCTATTTTGTTTAACATAATAATTCCCTTCTATGGTTTGGACATCCTTGCGAGTTAATAAATATACCGTTGCATAGCCGTTTGAAAAATCATTTAAGTCCATAGGTTCTTCATCATCCTGAGTATCGCACCTTAAACCGAACGGCAAATAATTCCGGTAAGCTCGTAAAATGTTGTAGCTGGTAGTAAGTCTTATATTTTTATAATCATAATCGCCCCATTTTACCCCGAAAAACCAGCCCAGTTGATTTTCTTTGTACTCAAATTCAAGCGTCACGGTTGAGCCGTCATCTAAAATCTTTTCTATTTTTTGCTTTGGTTCTGCCCCCAGCTCATTTAATTCATACATTATACCGCCTTAGCCTCCGAACCTTTACTGATACCTTTATTAACCTGTTTCGCAAGCTGGCTTCGGGTTCTGCCTGCTGCATTGTTCAGGCTCTCAAATCTTGTCTGTGCGAAATTCATTTGTTTAAATGTAACCGTAAAACTTGTTATATCAGCATTGCTTTCACGAATAGGCAGTACTTTTTGTATCAGCATATTGTCATATCGTTTCCACGTTGTCTCAACACTAAATACAGCTTCTGCTTTCCATAATGCTTCAAAAAACAAAAATGCCCTTGTCTGTGCTGATTTGAGTTTATATATATTTTGAAAAAGTTGGAATAAATCCACTCCGTTTAAAGAGTTCCAAACAGTATTAAAACTCTCGCTTAAAGGTATATTTTTGTCATAAGAAGAATAAAAAGCGGCTAAACCCTGTCTAGTTTCCTGGGCCTGCACCCATCTTTGTTTAGTCTGTATTGTTGCAGCGTTTAGTTTTGGTACAAACTGCTTGCAAAGAGATAGAACCGGCGTAACATTTGCCAACATATCTTCTATTTCATTAACACTGTAAAAATATTCACCCTGATACCCGCTAAACGTTAAAGTTATCGGACGTCTCGCAATATGGTCTTGTATAACAGAATTTGAGTCAGTGTAATGGTCTGTTATATCACTCTCCATATTAACCTGTTCAGATTCCGGTACGTGGAATTTAAAACCGGCAATACCTGTTGAGGATAAGACATTCACAACCGCCTCACCTATATTGACGTTATCCTGCAGCAGGCTGCGCGCCATCGAGAGTTTATCCCCAATACCATATTTAGCGTTAAAAGATGTTAAAAAAGCATTTAAAGTAGTCATTAACTACATTGTAGCAAAGTGGGCAAAATCTATTGGGAGAATGTGCCGTTAAGAATAGAGATAAATTTTTCTTCTTTTGCATCTAAATCTGATAAATCCATTCTGTTACGGACATCTAGCGGCAAGTTTCTCAAGTACTCTATTTCCTGTAATGCTTTTATATAATAATTTTCTGCTTCATCATACTGTTTGAGGTTATAACAAATATCTCCTAAACGTTCATAATCTACTAAACCCACACGAGACTTGCCAAGTCTTTGTTTTTCCTGTACAGTTAGCAGAGCATATTTTTTAGCTTCTTCCATCTGCCAGGTGTTAAAATAACATTCTGATAAATAATGATAAAGCCACATAGTACCTTTTTTATCATTTATATTAGTACTTTTTTGGTTGGCTTCAAGTGCTTTGTGATAATAAGTAATAGCCTTTTCATAATTATATTGGTTCTTCTCTTTTTCTGCTAGGCCCCAGTAGTAATAAGATAAAAAAGATTGTTTTTCTCTTGGGGAGAAGGCAGCGCACTTTGTGTAATAGTCATTTATTTCGGTTTCCTTACCTGCTTGTTTATTTATCGAATAATCTTGTAAAGTTGTATCATAGAGCTTTTCACATTCTGATTTGGTAAGTGTCTGACGAGTTTCTGGCTGGGCAGAAGTTTCCCGCTTCTCTCTTTGTTCAGGTTTTACAGGTTCATTATTAGAATAGTAAACAATTAAGCCTTGTAATATAAATATAATTAAAAATACTATAATTACCGGTATGATAATATATACCCAGTCCTTATTTGAGTAGTTTTTTATTTCTTCATTTATTTCTTCTTTTAATGACTGCTCAATGTTTTTTTGCTTTTCTTCTTCTTCATATTCCTCAGGGTAGAAATTCTTGTATATCTGTTGTCCTGCAGGGGTATTGAATGGAACTACACACCCACGGGCCTTACATTTAAAACAAAAATTGGAAGCAGGATTTCTGCTTGTAAGAATTAAAAATAATACTTCAAATGCAACGACTATAAATGCTATCGGGAAAAATAAGCCTATAACGACAGTTATACCCAGACACCATTGCCAAAATGTCTGAGCACATCCGCCCGAGCGTCCTATTTGATATTGCATACTGCCACAATTTCGACAAATATATTTCATATTGTTTGAAAAAGAAGTATTTATCATTTATCCGGCTCCTTTCTGTTAATAAGGATATTTTAATCTTCTATCTTTGCAAAACTTTTTCAATTCATGCGGTGTAAATTCCCTAAAATCATCATCCTGAAATAAATAAACTCTGCAATCAGGAAAATCATCAAACCAGCGCTTTTCTATAAAGTTAACTATCGGCTCATCATTTTTTATGCTCCAGTTATAAACATTTATTATATCCTCTATCGTACAGAGTTTTTCTCCTACAGGCTCATTTATTCCGCTAATTTTTATAAGGGGTTTGGGATTATCTTCGGCAGTTCTGTTGATTATTTCATTCCGATGGTAATAAGTATAAATACGTCCGGTTTCCATGCTTTGAATGGCGCTTAAAACTTCTATGTCATACTTCGGAAAGCGTTCTTTTAATACTTTGTTTTTAATCCGATAATTCCAATTTTCCCACATATAGCGCATTATTTCTAACCGGTCGTTTTCTTCAATATTTAGAATCGTTTCATAGGTGCATAGTTCTTTGTAATTAGAGGTAAAATAATTAATAATTTCCTGCATTTCTTTTGAGGCGTCTATAACCGGAACTTGTTCTTTACTTTTTTTTCTTCCAATTTGCTCTTCAATAACCTCAATATTTTCTTCTTTTACAAGAATTTTTTGTTTATCAGAAGGACGTGTACGCACATAAATATAATTACCGCAATATTTACATTTTGTTTTTCTTTGCGGGAATTTTGCCAGTGCATAGCCGCAATATGGACAATTCGGAGTAGTAACTCCCGTTTGGCTCGTGATTTCTTTTCTCTCTGTCAGATTCTTATCTCCTATTACACAAGCCCAATAAACTATGTACACAATCCAAGCTGTGAGAAGTACAAACAACATAACATCCGGATAAGCTGAATAAAAATAATAACCTGTGATACTCACTATACCTAAAGGAATTGAGGTTATCCAGAATTTTTTCCATAAGTTATATTTTGCGACATTACCCAAAAACATAAATACACCGGCAATGAGCATTACAACTAAACCGATAGCATAACCGATAAGAGCAACACCCGCATCACTACTTTTTCTACTCATTCACACAACCTTTTTGTGTAATGTATCATAAATTGCGCAGAGTTTCAACCCAGATGGTAGTATTAAATGAGGAGGGCAGTAACAATGTTTTTAGAATTTATAAAAGAAGTTTTAGCCACGGAACAGACAGAATATGACATAAAAAAAGTAACCCTTATTATTGAAGAGAAAAAAAAGGATAATGGCGCTGTTAACAAAACAAGCACGTATACTTTTACATAAAGAAGTTCAGTAGACTAACATTTGTTGATGTTTTAACTTGTTTTACAACTAATAATAAATATGACACGACTTATGAGAGAATAATAGCCGGTATTTTGAGAAACAAAGAGGGTTAAAATAACCCTCTAATCTCTCATAAGCTGAGGATAACAGATTTTAAAGTTTATCGCAAGCTTTTCACCTTAATTGTTACAATAGTCTTAGGAGGTATTATGGCAGAAAATAATCCGCAGGGCGGAGCGCAAAACAAACTTGGTGAACTCTTTGTAGAGTTTGGCACAAAAGGACTGCCATCACTGTTAAAGAATTTAAACTCTGTATCTGCCAGTTTTTTACTGGGGAAAAATGCCGCAACTCAATTCGCCGATACATTAACAAAACCCTTTAAAGAAGCCGGTAACACCGCAGTAGGTATTGGCAAAATGGCAAATGCTCTCGGAGCAACTAACCGTGAGTATCAGAAGCTCGCAACCTACGTAGAATCAAAAAATGTAAGTAAAGGTATTTTAGGTGATGTTGAAAGATTTAACGATATTTTTACTAAATTGCACGCAGGGCTGGGCAATCTGCCTGAAGGTATCGGAATAGAACTCGGAAATCTCGGACTATCTCCTCAAGATTATCTCGGAGATTATGAGAGCACGGTAAAATTACTAAATGACATAAGAGATCGTACAAACGGGTTAACAAAACAGGGGCGCAACCTTGCATTCAGCAATCTCGGTATGTCCTCCGAATGGGGGTATCTTTTTGACCGTGGAGATTTTAACCTTTCTGACGCTTTTTCGCTTCCGGATGATGTGATTGAAAAAAACACAAAGGCCGCTGAATCTCTGGCGGAATTAACTCTTGCATTCGACCAGCTTAAAAGCCTGCTGGCAGCTGACTTTGCTCCCGCACTAACAGAGACGGTTAACACACTCAAGAGTTTTGTGCTTAACTTTGATAAAAATAAAGAGAATATCAAAAAAACAACAAGTGTAATCGGAGGAGGAGCAGCAGGCGCAGCCGTAGGATCTGTCGTGCCGGTTGTCGGTACTGTAACAGGTGCTATAGTGGGAGGTGTGGTCGGAGCCGGTAAATATGCAATAGAAAACGCACATAAATCCGGTAAATCTAACCAGGGAGAAATACCTCTCTGGAAACAATTAACAGACTTCGGACGATATAAAGACGGTGCACCGACCGGCGGGGCTGCGCCAGTTCCGGATTTTATGAACACACCTGAAGCAACTACACCGCCGGGGATGAATAATCTCTCACAAAATATTACAATTACAAATCAGAATAATATTACCGGTGACAATGCGCAGGAAATCGCAACGGAAATTGCAAGAATCAATGCACAGGACATTGAATACACCCAATACCAGCTCCAGAACTTGACGGGGATTTAGTAACATCCGGGATAAACTTCATGTTTGTAATCGAACCAAAGAAATTTAAAATTATGTCCCTCTCTTATGACAAATACACGGCTTTAATTAATCAGCAGTAGCCACTCTTGTTATAAAAATTTTTTCGCTTTGATTCTCTATTATTTTAATCACAGAAGGATTTTGTAATGTGGCCATACAAGCATGATGCACACTAAGCACAGCATCTTGAACCTCTTGATTATCTTCTAAATTCTCAATGATTAAGCCAATTTCCTTACATTTTTGAGCTGACAAATGCCTTGAATGTGACTTTGTTTCTTTATGACTAGCGATTTTATCAACCACACCTTTTGCCCGTTCTCTAGCCTGATCTTCCGGTAAATCTTTAAACATACAATCCTGTAACCAATTTGTAGTTATTTCTTCTGACCACGCAATAGCTTTTTCACATTTTTCTAAAAGAGTAGGAGTATATTTCTGAAATATATGAGCCCAGAAAAATTGACTTGCAGGATTTTGGGCAATTTCTTGGATGCCTCTATCTCTTTCTTCAATAATTCCTAACGCAGGAACATGACCTATATTAGGCACATAGAATTGTGGATCTATTGGTCCCAGGCTAGATTGTTTTCCCATATGTATTTTTCTACAAGAACAAGCTAGCATTGTACCAGCAGACATTGCAATTTGAGGAACAAAAGCTTCAATATCACAACTAAAATATTCTCTTAAATAATTAACAATATTTTCTGTAGCTGCAATATCACCGCCGGGAGTGTGTAAAATTAAATCCAACCCTTTGTTTTTGTCCATTTGATGTAAATTAGTCATAAAACCATCTATATCCATATCTGATATAGAACTTTCTGGTAAATTAGGGTTTTGTAACCAACCAGAATAATAAACAATTGTATTTCTCCCGCGTAATTCAGAAAAATTCTTTATATATTTTCTGCGAACTTTATCAATAGATGATCCTTCATCCTCGAAATGCTTGATTTCATTTAATATTTGAGTTAAATCTGGCATAATTTTGCAATTACATCTCCACTAGTTTGATTATCATTATAAATAAAGTACTTCACTTCTTTTGACTGATTGTTTGTCATTTCAGGAATATAAATATTGGCGTCTTTAAAATCTTTTAAAATATTTGCAAGTATATCCTGTGACATAATGACCTCCATACATAATTATAATTAATAATTTTTTTATTTCTACATAAAATATTCCATTATTAGTAATTATAGCAATTAAGAAATATAAATTCATAAACCTAATGATTAAAATATTGTTTAGACCAGATGGTCTATTGCTTTTAATATAAACACTTCTTGCTGTTAGCCATAAAATGAAAGTGTACTTTCATCACCTATTTTTATCTCTATATAAATATTCTTCTAAAAAAGCTGTATTATGTCATTTTTCTCTTGTCGCAATAGTAATTAACAGCCCTTCATCCTAACTTATTCTCATTTTATTTTCCCTTTTTAGTATTCAGCACTCTCACCAGTTCCGCATATTTTGCAAGGTAGTTTTCATAATGGATTAAGTCGAGAAACTCCTGTGCATTCAAATTTCTTATTGTGTTTATATCTCCATACCCTGCCCGTGAGAGCTTCATCGCCCAGACCTTGAAGGTATCGATATTGTACTCAACCTTTGGGAGTTCTAACTCTTCAACAATAGGGATTCTATCGCACTTGAAACGGTATGGAGAGCCGGAAAAAAAGGGCGGATATTTTCAACCGCAATAAGTGTCATAAGCGGGAAAAAATCGCCCCGTGCTCTTTCATCTCTGTCAAAAATCTCTATATTGAACCGCTGTTTATCATATATGACCTTATCAGCACAGCCCTTTATCGCCTCAAGCACATATTCCGAACCAATAACACTTAAAAGCGCATCAATGTTTTTTGTGAGTACTGCTGCAATGCTTTCACCGTCTACGGCCGTTATATCTAACCCCGCACCTTTGCATTCGTGGATAATTGTTCTGTACAAATACAAAGCATTATCCATTGGCGCGAGGTTCAGTTCTACCATTTTCCCGCTCTTTAACTGGAATTTTAACATTAGCTTAAGCTCCTTTCAGAGTTACCAAACCGCAACATGTATACACTTACTACCTGGTCGGTAGAACCTGCAACATCCGTTGTTTGTACCGGCTGGTCTCCCGGTAACCCGAAATAACACTCTACCGTGTCGCGTGTTACAGAACCGTCTGAATGAGCAACATTCTTTGTAAAACGCATTGTTAGCGGCTTAAATCTGAAGTCTCTATTTTTCCATAAGTTGTAATTCTCATTAAACCTTTTATCATCGCCGGAAGCTTTGACAAGTCTTAATGTTAATTCTCTTTGCCTTCCTGGCTCATTATGTGCTCCAAGAGAATTACCGTTATAACCGGTTGACGTAGTGCTCAGGTTGTTAGGTGCTGTAAGTTCTGCGACAGTGTTGTCTGCAAAATCCGTGAGCACCCACTCCCCGTTGTAATCTTCCGCGATAATAATATCTTGCGCTGTATAGCTGTCTACCATATTAAAATCTCCTATGCTTCAATATATATTACGATTGAGGCTGAATGCACTGCCCCGGACTCTTTGCACGCGACCATAAACTGCGGCGCCCGCCTTTCTTCACGCTCGCTCTGTGCCTGTTCCGCTACCGGCTGATGATAGATGTAATACCCGAATTCGCGGATATTTCTCAGGAAATCCTCCTGATTACCAAAGAAATCAGAGCTGTTCCATTCACCCGGTGCAAGCATACCATTTACTACTGCCTGATTACAAACATTTCTTATTGCCTTTACTATACTTTCAAGTCCGGCGTCTGTCTGCGGTACTTTAGTGCGTGTTGTCGCAAGTACGTTAAACACTTCCCTCTGAATAGTATTAACAAGCCAGATACGGTTAGTAACCTGATCGAAATACATACCGTTCTGTTTGTTAGAAATAACCTTTGGCAGCCCCTCCAGAGATACAAAACAATCAGCACCCACCGCAGCAGCCTGAGCCAGAATAGTTTCATTAATATTTGTATCCGCTTGTAAACCTGTTAGGTCTTTCAAGTTCATAGTTATTGTGGTGTTGCTTCCGCTGTAATTAACCGCAAAGCCCCTTGACAGGTAACCTGCAGCAAATAATCTGGAATTAAGAGCGGCTGCTTCGTCATCATCGCCCAGAGTATAAAGCAAAGGCTTGCAATTAGTATAAGACATTATTCTAGAGAACAAGCCAGTAGAAGCTGCCAGTGCCGAGGCGTTTGAAGCTGGAACAGGGAATATTCTGTTTTGCATTCCTTGAATTGTTGAGCAGGCTGTAATTGCTTCTTCGTCACTCAATGTCCTTGTAGTCAATATGCCTTCAAAATATATCTGGCCGGCTAATCTTGTTACGGCTTCTGAAAGTGTTTCGGGTCTTGCACCACTTTCAGCCGCTTTGCCTGCAACAGCGGCCGCGGACGCACCGTTAAGATATGACGCTCCGTACAGGTCTGTACCGCTTGAACCGGTCATAGCTGCTATAGTCACGTTGCTTGCGGCTCCGGTTGTTTTAGAAACAAAAAGTAATGTATTATCAGCAGTAGCTGTGATTGTAATATCAGTGTATTTAGCTTGTATAACTTCTGCTATTTCTTCCAGTGTTGCTGCTTCCGAAAAGTCAAGTCCTGTGACTTGTTTTGCCGAACCGTCAACAGTAAGATTAATCACCCCGTTAGTTACAGAAATAAAATTTTCTATATTTGCACTCAGATTTTCTGTTGTCAGCGTGCCTGAAGTTGCAGGGTTGTTATAATCCACTGTCTGGTAATTAGCGCCTATAATATAACCGTTATTAGTTAAAATATTCGGAGTCTGGGAATAAATCATATTGGCCTGCTGGGCTATCTCGGTATTTGTACCCCACTGGTTAGCAATACCGGTTGAGGTTCTTGAGATAACATAAGAGCCCTGATAAGGAATTGCCGGCTCTTCGTCCGTCATAATCAGAATTGTACTGAGTTTAAGCGGCTCTAAACCCTGCGAAGGTGTTACCACAGTAGCGTTAACTACATAAGTAATTGGTATCTGATATCCTGCTGTCATTAGTTGATACTCCTTTGTTGGTTGATATTTTACGGTTCTATTTTTGTTATAACTTCTACTTGACTTGTATTAGGGAACTTATCGAAATAATCTACTGTTTTTATCTTAGCAAATGAGTTGAAAACTCTTACGCGGCAATCAAATCTGTTAATTCTTGAAGCTGCTTCTAAAAAAGAAGCGTCGTAAACATCCCCCAGTAATGAAATATGCACATGCTCTTTTGCCTGTACCTGCTGTGCATATGTACTTCTGAATGCCATATGCACCTCGTGTGCCCGCTCTCTGGCCTCAACCCCGCGAGATAAAAGCGAGATTATAACATCCTCAGCTACGTTCATACTCAGATGTTCTTCCAATCCCTCATCAGTAGAAACATATTTAACATTGTTGCTTATTGGCCGTCTTTCGCCATAATGCAGGACTACAAAGAGCTTGTTATCCTTTGGCAAATCCATATCAGCGTTATACGCCCAAACACGGGTCTTTGGAAGCTCCATTTCATTAACAAGTATGTTTTTAATTATCTCTAGTGAATTAGCCACTAACGTCTCCCTCCAGCTGCTCTGCCTGAAAAGCCTCTAGTAATGTGTATCTGATATACCCGTATTCTGTCCAATCCTTTTTAGCCATAACCTTATAGCGCTTTTCTTTATAGATTACAAACTGATTAGTGTTTAATTCCACATTCGGTAAGCAGTGAATTTGAAGCCATTCCCAAGCCCATGTACCCTCGGGTAATATTTTTAAGTCCTTATCGCTCGGAGGTCTTACTACACCTTGTGTTTTTATTAATGTAACGGTTTCAGACACCCAGTCCACACCGTCACCGTCATCAGCTAAACTGCGGGTTATTACCTCAAACTCAACAGGCTGAAACCAGCCTTGAATGGTTTGAGCCATGTTAGGAAGCCCCGTAGTATTAGATAGTGTTGTATTATGCTGGATTAGGTTCATTTTTTAATTACCTTAAAACTGATTGAATGTCTTAACCTGCCGGTATCTGTAAGTATCTGATAGCCATGTTTTTTGACGTTTCTTTTTCTGGCTTTTCTGAAATTCTGCTCCGTGCTTATAGTTAGCGGCTTCCATTCCCCGAATCCGTTTGTATCAAATGCCATCCAGACTGCGTCCAGTGCCTTTGCTCCGATATCCTGCATGAATTTTTTAGCCGCATTTTTAACAAAGAACTGTTTCCATAAGATTTTTTTCATGTCTTTCATCTGGTCCGGACTAAACACCTTACGGATAATTGCATCTTCTAAGAAAGAACGGCGGGGCATTCTCTTTGTACCAAATTCGTGAAACGTACCAATATCAGCATTGGTAAGACCGCTTTCGCTGTCGTGCTGCTGCTTTGCGTCACTCCCGATGATACCTATTTTGACACTGTATTCATCTTTTAAGCCCCTGAGTAACCCCTCAAGCCCCGATAAATCCGCCTTAACATTAGCCATAAGTAGACCTCCCGGGTGAGAACAGAATCGTAACAGAAAGGTAAGGTAGTATGAGAGATAAATACTTCATACCATAGCCATTCTGTGAATAAATACCATATAACGGGTTATTCATAAGCCAGGTAGGAAAAGAGTAGCTCTCAGATACATCACCGACACTTTTTGACGCGACATAACCGCTAAAAGTACCGTTAACACCGCTAGAGGCGTTTCTTAAGTCCATTACCAGATAAAAAGCGACAAGATGTAAGTATATGTTAATTTTTTCTGTATCATCTGCTCCAAACGCGGGATTTGCAGTAACAATAGCCTGTGACATTGCCTTTTGTATATCTGCGTCTGTCACATAGTTATAAATATCACCTTTTGTAACTTCCCAGGCTTCTGTATCAGTTACCGGCTGTGTATTGTTATTAATGAGTGATTTATAAAAATTAGGTTCAACATAAACTATATCATCAATAAAATACGTTTTGCCCTCCTGATATAAAGGAAGGAAAGGAAAATCACGCATAAAATATTCCTTAAATTGTTCTACTGTTACATTTTCCAAAATATTGTCTGACATGTTGTGATTTTCCTTTCATAGTTATCAGGTTATGTGTGTTGAAGAAATTTACTTTTTATCTTCGGTTTTTGCTTTCTCTAATGCCTCAAGCTTTTTCTTAAGCTCAGCATTTTCCTTTTCCATAGCCTCCTGTTTTGCCTTCGCTTCGGCTTCGGCTTTCTCTAAGTCCGCAGGCTCGACATATTCAGTTACCCCGGGTATTTTAAGCCATATTTCAGCTACTTTTTTCGGCACTTCTCCAAAGTCACCGTTAGCTATGAAATAAGTTATGTTCTTGCCTTTTTCGACAATTACGTGTGATAGGTTATTACCGCATCTGTTATGTAATTTCATATTTTACTTTCCTCCTAATTACTATGCTGCTTCATCAGCGTAAAGCATTGATGTAGGACGTTTCAGCCATACACCTGTGAATTGTGCTTCTGCATCGGAAATCATATCTAATGCACCTACTGCATACAATGGATGTGGTGTATATGGTTTCGGAGTAAGCATAAGCAGGTTATCTGCTTCTGTATTGTAGAATACGTGTCTGCCTTTTCCGCCTGTACCTGCAGCATCGCCGTAGATAGAGTGTACAATTCTAAAGTCAGAAGGTGCGCCGGCTTGTTTGAATGCATTCTCTAATACCTGAATAACTGTAGGCATTCCGAATGTATCGCCGTATGGTACACCCAGAGCCATAAATGTATCTGTAGGCATTAACCAGCGGTTAGGTTTGATTGTATAATTAGAGTTTGCAAACGCTGTTGTTAGTGCTGAACCTGCAAAAGTCTTAAGCTGTGCTGTTGTCATGTTCTGAATTGCAACAGGGATAAGCGAAGTGTTGACAGTTACCCCAGGCTGGTTGAGCAAGCCAAATGTCTTTCCATCGCCAAGACCTTCAAACAATGTGTCTTGCAAGCCCAAATCCCAGCATTTTTTACGGGATTTTTCTTTTTCTTCTACAAGGTCAAATGTTACACGATTAACCGCTGCCATCTTAAGACCTTCCTGAGAAATAGAATATTTCTGTCTGTAGAAGTTATTAGGCGTTCTGATACCGTCTACTGCGATATCTGCTGTCGCGTCGTTATGTATACCTGTTGAAGCAGGATTAATAATGCACTGTTTAAACGGCGAGCCTACATAAGCACCGGTAAACTGGAAGATTTCACCGGCATAAGCACCTCTGCCGGAAGCGTCTATATTTATGTAGTCTGAGAGTGTGCCGTCTACTGTGTAGTATTTAGCTTCCACTATACCATCTACAATTTCAGTTATTGTGTCTACCGTCTGGACAACCCCGGCGGTAGGATAGTCAAATAAAGCGTTAACCGCTTTAAATGTCTGTTCTGCGTATTTATCCGCATCAAAAATGCTATTTGCCATTTTTATACTCCTTTGTTGGTTGATATTTACTTTTACTAAGATGAAGCTGCTGCTTCCATACCCGGCACAATCTGAACTACAATTAAGTCATTCACCGCTGATGGTGCTGTCCATGCAATACCGATATAGCCATTAGATGCAGTTGCTGTTGTCACAACCTGACCTGAAGCATTAAACTGTAATTTATCGCCAAGTTTAATATTAGCTGCACCTGCAGGCAGGTAAACAAAAGAATTAACCGGGAAAATAGAAATCTTATCATTTGCCGCAAAACCGGATTTAATAGAGTTAAATACAACAACCCCGCACGGTGTATCTGTTACAGCTGCTTTTTTTACAACGGTTACACCTTTTAAAGTTGCAGCAGATTGAAGAGCAACAACATCACCAGGGCTCAAATATGTGTTTGCCGCCAATGTCGGGTCTACGATACAGTTATGGATAATCGGCTGGTTTGGCAGGTATGCCGGCTGGCCTTTTGCCGCGGTCATCCTTCTATTTGTTAATGAAATACCATTTGTCATTTTTATACTCCTTATGTTGGTTGATTACTGATTAGTAAAGCTTTTTGCCGAGTTCTATGCCTTCTTTTTGCGACATATAGATTTTGCCTCTCGGTGCTTCGCCTTCAAAGAAAACGCGCTTGAGAGCATCCATTGAGTTTTTAGCCTTCTTGTTTTCAGCTTCTTTTTTAACTTCTTCTTTTAGATCTTCATACTTCTCTTTGGACTCTTCGTCTTCATTCTTAGCCTTGTTTTTACATTTATTCTTGGCTTCTTCGTCTTCTTTCTTTTCTTCCTCATCGTCCTCATTTTTGGCTTTGTTGTCAGCAGTACCGGCTTCCGATTTGTCGTAAGCCAGTTTTCCAGCTAATTTAGCAATAGTTCTGACATCTTCGTTATCTTCGTATTTGCCTGCAATAGCCATAATCTGACGAATAATGTCGCGCTTGTCGACATCCTCATTTTTAGCATTTTTGTTTTCGACTTTCTTTTCGTCGTCTTTTTCCTTTTCATCCTCAGCCTCATTACGGGCTCTCAGGGCGTCAATAAGCGACTCAAACAAGCCTTTTGTTTCCTTGTCCATAATTCCTCCTTTAAAATTGCGTATCCAGTCGAATACAGGTTGATATTTACTAGTCTTGAAATCTGTTGAATTAGATGCTATAATATTTATAGAAAACTCTTCATTGGCTCCGCCTATAGCGTGGACAACCCCTGAGGAGTTTTCTGCTGTATAGGTTTTATTGTTTAAGTTGTAAAAACGGTTTCCATTTTTATCTTCTCCGATTAAAACAGACATATTTTCTTTTTGTCCGTTAATAGAAACATAATGATTTATGCGGTGAAACTTTATGATACCGTCTTCTCTTGGATGAGATAAATCTTCCGCTCCTTGATATTCGCCTTTTTCAATGATATCTTTTAACGCCGGTATGGCTTTTATTTTATTAATATCAGCACTATTTGTATAAAATTTCTTAATACCAATATTGCTAAATAAAACACCTTTCAACTCGGGATTATCAAACTTTTTCCCCTGATAATTCTCTTTAAAGTATTTCAGACCGTTTTCTCTGATTTCTTCATCTGTAGAACCGAGTTCATCGCCTTTAAGCTCGATTGTTTTGGTACTTTTGTTATAAAAAGTTCCGACTTCACCGTTTGTAAACTTTCCTTCATCATCGCGCGGATGCTCGCTTTCTTTAAACTCATTTCTGCAAATAGCATTTTGAGCAACATACGCATTCACAGCAATATACGCCCCCTCATAGCGCGGATTATCAACTATCGCAAGGTGTTCGAATAAGCCGTTCAAAATCTCTTTATCGTACGGATTGCCATTGTGAAGCTTACCAGTATCATTTATTGAATAATCGGTAATAGCATATTGGCAAGACACATTGTAGCCATTCTCAACAAGCTCTACGGCTTTATCATCAGTTAATACCCCATCGCACCAGTACCAGCCGTCTTTATCGCTGAACCACATATTATGTACCTCTCCGACCTTGTCGGATTCGGTGATATTGTCCTTATGGTTAATTACTACAGGGCAGCCCTTGAATGTGTCAATAAACCTGTCGATAGTTTCTTTTTTCAGCAGACACACACCGAAGTCATATTTAACTAAGCCCGCCTGTAGAAAACGCGATTTAAAAGGTCTGCCTTTATCGTTGCCTTCACCGAGTATAATAGCGTTTATAGCTTTTGTATCCTGTTTTAAGCCCCAGTTAAACATTCTTTAGAGGTTCTCCTTCCATAATATTCAGGAGTCCGACATTATTCTGCAGGTCTTGAGCGATAGCGCCAATAAGGTTTTCATCACCCTTTGAGACACCTTCAACACCCTCAATCTCTTGTAGGCAATTGAGTATTAAGTCATGCATAACGCGGAAATCAACCGCTTCGGGGATTAAATCGGCTCCCCTCCTCAAATACTCGCTTGAGTGCAGCGGTTTAAATCCGTGCCCTAACAGACATATTTCTTTAAGCTGGTCTATGTAATCGTATAGATTATCTGTAAACCTGTCAGCAAATAAGTGCTGACCATAGAAACTTTCCCCTCCGCAGTTATAGTGTATATCCTTCGCATAGTTGGCTATTGCTAAAAGATAGCATATTAAATTGTCTATTTTGCCTCTGTCCATTGGTTGATACTCCTGTATTGATTGTACCAACCCGCACGAAATTTAAATTTGGGGAGGGGTAGAAGGTTATAAAAATAAAAAAATCCTAAAAACTCGTTTTTTTTAGGATTTAGCAAGCTGTAACTGCCCGTTTTTTATTTCAGTCTTTATAAGCGGGTTGTCATCGCGATATGGCACGGCTTCACAGCGGCAGCCGAAATCTTGTCCTGGCAAGCCTGTACGGGTTTTCCCTGCATCTACATATGGCGGGTTATCATATCTAAAAATTTGCCCATTAAGTTCGTGATGGCGCGGTCGTTCTCTGCCGTCTATAATTGTCCGCCAGATAAATTGATCAAAACCCATCTCCGGATAGGTTACGCGCTTGTATTCAGCAAGCATAATAGATGTTTCCTGCTGTGCAAGAAACTTAACTTTATCGCTCATTATATTGAATTCACGCTGCAGCATCTTTTCTATAGTATCCGTCCTGTAGCCCTTGAGTACAAGCTCCTGCACCCTTTGACGCATTTCAGGGATACGCTTCTCTGCAAAATTCTTGATATAATAGCGCATATTGTTTGTATAGCTCTGCGCTATTTCCTGCTTCTGGGCATCTGACAACTCCGGCTCAATAATATTAAGGTGCTTAATGTTCTTCTTAACCTCGTTTTGAGCATCATCAAGGATGGTCAAAACTTCTTCATTAAACACCATTGATTCCACAATATAAGGGATATTGGCTTCAACTTCCCGCAAAAACACTTCCAGTTGGGTGATAGTATTCTTTGCATTTATCTCTGATTCTGCAAGTGCAACACGAACAGTCATAGGGATTTGGTTATAATCAATACGGTACATTCTTCTGTAACTGTCATACTTCGCCCCCCATGCCAGTAATTCTCTGGATTGTGCCGCAGTAAATTTAGTTTTAGCCCTGAATCCGCCCTCTGCATAATATATCCGCCCATCACGCAATGCTTGTGAAATAACATCTATGCTGTTTTTAGCCTTTTCCGGTTTGATTTCAAGCATATCAAACATGGGCTTGTAAATCCCTTCCCAAAGATATGAGAACAAGGCTTTTTGTACAAGCCATGTATAAGACTGTTTTATCTTGAAATCTTTAATGGCTGTAGGGCTCATTCCTTAACAATATCCTTCGTTTCAGTAAATCCCTGCTGCTGGCTCAATAATGGCATATCTTCAAGCTCACCCCGTAATGCCCTTGTATCCGCGACAAATAACTGTTCTTTTTTAAGGTATAACGCCAGCTCTTGCGGGCTTAAAAACTGTCTGTCATAAAGCTGTAAGGCATTTGCGAATTTATGGTCAGCTATATTCTGTTCATCAATAGCAGAAAGAACTCTTAAATTTTTCCAGTTTTTGGTTAAGTCAGGAAGTTCAAAGCCAAACTGTTGATAGCACCTGAGCATAAGAACCCAGTCAATAACTGCATCATCTGCGCTTCTGACTTCATTCTCTATCTGGGAATTATAGTTCTCTAAACTGTCTTCTCCGCTTCCAAAACCTGTGACACCTTCGCCCCAGAGTTTATTAACAGGCATATTGGCTGCACCCGCCATCATAATACGGATTTCTTTATTCATTTCTGCCAGCCCGCTGAAACTTATCTGCTTTTGGACATAGTCATCATTGGTGGACATCAGCAGTTTTGATTTATAATTCAAATTATTTGCAATCAAGTCGAGCATACGCTGTAAAATCTGGTTTGTGTTACCTGCTGATAATGCAGTCTGGAGTGTTTCAAGCTTGATAATATCAACTTTTGCTTCATCAAGAAGCTCAAATAAGACATTCCCCGCCTTAAAATACTGCGACATATCAGAAAACACCTGTTCTAAAACAGATATTCCCCAGCCGTTAACACGCTGCTTAATTATAAACGGAGCTTCTTTGCCTGTTATAGGGAAAATACGGCTTGAGTGGATACGTGTCAGCGTATTAGAACCGATAACACCTTTTTTAGCTTTTGTCCGCCCGTATTGATTAATATATTCCCACTGACCACCCGGGATATTAATATTAGGCTCTGAATATGATAATTGCCATCTATCCACAGCCATAAACTCTAAAGGTTTTTTATAAAGCGATTCATAGTTCAGAGGCTTTGATAAATCATCCCCGCTTAGTGCTATAAGTGCCGCACCGCCGTACAGCCGAGCCCACTTGCGTGCATTTTTTATCTGTTTTATATCTTGATTTTTATTAATAGTCTTTTCCAGCTCTTTGAGCTCTTCTTCTTCAATACTATCAGTTTCAAGGGTAAACCCGCCTCCTTTGTACGCGTCATCTACTGGTATATCAACCATTTTGGCAAGTACGCCGTAGGTCTTGTATAGATAGCTTAACAATATTTGCCACTGGCTAATCATAACCAGCGAGAGATTATTATAAGCATTCCGCGGACTCAAAGTCTGCGACCAGTTATCAAGCCCGTTTCCGCATCTTAAAGCAGTTTCCAAAGAGTTCTGAGCAGTAAGCTTTCTTGACTCCTGCTCGATTACCTGCATAATGTTATCATCCGCTGTGTTGGTTGCTTTCAGCGGTTTTTTGTTCTTATTTTTAGCCATAATTCAATCGTAGCAAACGGCTTGAAAATTAATTTACATAAAATAATCTAAAATACTAATCTTTGTCTTTCCTAAAGCTTCCTGAATCAAAATACCTAATGTATCAACAATATCATCGTGCTTATGCGACATATCACGGCTGAAAGCTTCACACTCTGAGAGTATATCAACATTAAAATTGTAGTTTTCATTTTCTGGTAAATATACCTGACCGCTTTCAATATATGGCAGCACGTTCTCTGCGCGGGTTAACTTGTCGGTTGAAGCTGGAACACCAATAACCGGTATACCGTATTTAGCGGTTAAGCCCTGAATTAATCCGATGCCGCTCGCTTTATCTTCTATATAGAAGCCGTTGCAAGTCAAACCCGTAACAGGATTTAGCTTAAACTGATTCCATATAGCGACTGCCATTTTCTCAAGCTCAGGCGCTTCCCATTTACCGCGCAGCATATCAAGAACATGTAACTTGTTATCTGTTGTTACACCGCCGGCCATAAATACGCTGTAGTCGTTATATTCTTTCGTTTTCATTGCTGTATCAGCTGCAATAAGTATACGTTTATACTGGTATTCTTTTGCGACGGGGTAATATCTAAAATATGCACGCTTAATTACCTGACCGCCTAATATAATTGGCTCTTGCTGGTATTGGGATAAAAACATGTAATTATTCTTTTTAAGTTCTTCAATACGTTCAGGGGTGTACTGTGAGGGGATTTGACATACTCCGTTTTCATCAAGCAGAGGTTTCTTAAGGGTGTTAAACCTGTATTTTTTCTCTAAAGTTCCGGAAAGGTCTTCAACATGCAGTCTTTGCTGAATATTGATAATCGGGACATAAGGGTTATTCAGACGTGACAACAGGGTTTCTTCGTAGTATCTTAACACCCTGTCGCGCATAGTTTGTGAGCGCACATCAGCAGGTTTGTTGCCGTCATCGATAATAAGCGCACCGGAGAACTTTTTAGCCGAACGCACGCCGCAGCCGTACCCGGTTATCTGACCTCCGATAGGACTAAACAAGCATATTCCGCCTTGATAGGTTGTGATTTTTTTAGCTGAATATACGTTTTTACCTGTGTAAAACTGTTTAAGATACTCATACCAAAAGTCATCTTTGGGGGTTATATCCTCTTCCCCTTCAATAGCTCTCGACTGCGGATACATAGCTTTGTATGCCGGATGTTCAAGAATTGTCATCAATTCTTTGGAGATATTCGCCAGAAGGCTTTCCGAATAAGATGTATAGATAAAATTCATCTTAGGACTGATTGTCCAGCAATAGGCTATAAAGTATTTTGCAAGCGTAGTTTTAGCACTTCTGGGCGGGACATTGATATTTTGACGCAACTCTTTACCTGCATACAGTTTTTCCATTGTCTGGAATAAATCCGCGTGAATAGGCTCAACAACAAGCGGGCGCGCTTCAATAATACGGAACATATAGCGCATCCAGGTTTCAAAGCCCTGCTTTAGTAATCTTTGCCCCAGAAACTCACTGTTTATCATTGTTTATAGTTTCTTTTATATGTTTATCTACTTCTTCAACTTCATCGGGGGTAACAAAAATCTTTTGTACTGAGGTCATTAGTGCTTGTTTCTGTTGGTTGTCCGCGTTATACCCGCCTGTATGTTTCATCAGCATATCAAGCGCCTTATTTGCTCCCTGTGAGTCGAATCTCCAGAGGTTATTCCCCTCTTCATCCTTAACCTGTCGTCCCATAAATGTTACAGGCTTAGCCTGCATGCACCTTTGCATAACTTCAACAATATTGGCAACAACTTCATCCTGCGTGATTTTAGTTCGCTCATTACGTTTTTCAATGAGCTGCTTAATGTATTCCTGAATGTTAAGTTTTGCTAAGTTTTCACTTGCAATATTGCGCGCCGTATTTTTGCTATAGCCTGCCCTAATAGCGGCCTGCGTAGCATTAAAATCAATAATAAATTCTTCGCAAAATTGTTTCTGTTTTTCATTTAAACTCATAACTTACCCAAAAATATGCTTAAACTTAGTTTTTACGTATATTTCTGCCTCTTCTATTGTAGCGCCTGCGTCCAAATAGCTTAAAACCGCCTGATGGATTTTCAGACGGTCTTCTAAATACATATTCTCAGTGCCGATAATTTCAGCTTCAAATACCTTAAAATTTTCACCTTTGTAGGTTTCACCCTGATATTCGTAAGCTTCATCGGTATAAGCATAGCAGCTGATGCGAAAAATACCTTGTGTGAATACAATATCCTCCTGACAAAAAACTGGTAGTGAAAAATAGCCGGCAAGCTTTACATACAAGTCTTTTATTAAAGTCCACGGGCTTATTTCTTCTTCCGTTTTCGGATGTTTCTTATAGCTGCCCCGTTTTTTTACAGGTTTTGTATAGAATTGGTTAATATCTACTAAAGAAATCTGCTGCAACATAAACCCTAATCAACGCAAATACACTAATTTTATATTAAATAATCTTTTTCCAAAATTACATCATTTAGCAGGACTACTAATTGAATAAAGATTTTTCGTTTTTTAGATAAGTGTATACTATTTTAAACATTAAAAAAACGCTTAAATAAAGGTTTTAAGTTTGCTCAATATTCCGTAATATATATTAGGAATTAAGAAAAAGGAAAGTGAGCAAAATGAAAAGTAGGTTATTTACTGATGTAAAAGGTTTTGTGAAATATATTCAAAAGAGGAGTTATTTAATAGAATGCTTAATCTTGGCATTGCTTGTATTTTCTATATACTACCAGGTGAACAGTTATAATCAAATAATGAGCAGAGTTGGGAAAGTTGAAAAGAAGGTTGACTTTAGATATTTCAATACAACAAGAAGTTTGGAAGATATACACGGAGTTGAAATTAATACAAAGAATGGGAAGCTAGAAAGATGATTATAAAGCTTGTTTTTTCTTCTTTTGACGTCTTAATTCATAAAGTGCTCGACCAATAGACCAGTATTGTGGGAGTTCATTAATTCCCCAGCCATTTATGAATGCGATATCATCAAACATATCACAGACAAGACGGTCACTTAAAGATAAAAAATCTGGATAAGTATCTGAAAGAGCCTTTAGAACTGTTGTCATTCTGGGTTTTTTATTTAAGGAGAGGTTATGTATATACTGCATTTTAGGTACTTCTATAAGTTTTTCCCAGTAAATTAATGTTTTAAGATAATGGTCTTTATTATTTTTATAACTTGTTATATTGAAATGCATTATTGAATTCCGCAAAGATACTAATCTACCCGCATAACTTATAACTTCTGCGTGTTTTGTATTGTCCATTTCATATCCATAAAAATTTTGTTGAAAAAGTTTAAATTTATAAATATTTTTATATCTTGTTAGAATATTCACAACATCAGAGATATAAGCATTTGCCATAAATCTTTTTAACTTTACTTCATCTGTAATCAGTGTATTTTCTATAAGTTTTAAATTTTCTTTTATATTATGGTCAAGACTTTTAATATAAGGTATTAATCTATAAAAAGCTTTTTCTGCGTAGGTTTTTTCAAGTGCAAATATTATTTTTTGTTTAAGTGTTAGCTCTACTTCTAAAAGTCTTTTATAAATCTTACTTAATTCAATTACATCATATCTATCAATCATAGGCTCATGTTACCATGAGTGATATTTTTTGCAATATGAAAAAAGCGAGAAAAACCTTTTTAGGGATAAGCCCGGTCTTCTCGCTATCAATTTTGTAACAACATTTTGCGGGATACACCCAATGTTTTTTGTAAATAAGTTACAACGTTACATTTATATTATGACATATTATACCCCAAATTTCAACCCTACTCCCCATACAACAGATAATCAATTGACACTTTAAAACACTGTTTCAGGCGATTTAGGACTTCCAAATCCGGTTCAATATCCCCAAGCTTTAAATCAATATAATCTTCTTCACTGATTTTGAGCAGTTTTGCCATATCTTTATCTAAGTACTCGTGCTTGTCTTGTAACTCGCCGAGCCTTTCGCCAAAATGACTAACTCTTTCTTTGACAGTAGTATCGTTCTGTCGCTCGAGAGTGTTGTCATCAGGCTTGATAAACATCTGACCTTGACCTGAAAAAATATAATTTAAATTAACATTATAAACATCTACTAAATATTCAAGTAATTCAAAAGAAGGCTTTCTTTCTCCTCTTTCATATTTAATAAATGTTGTATATGGGATACCTACCTCTTTTGCAAAAGAGGCGGCATTAGAATTTATATTTTTTCTTACAATAGCAAGGTTTTGAGCAATCATAAAAATTCTCTAACTAATTTACCCAAAATGGGGTTGACATATTTACCCAGTTTGTGTATAATTACATATGTAGTGAATCAAAGTGTAGGAGCCACAATGAATATACACCGTATTACATTCAATTGTAAGAAAGAAAAATATCGTAAATTCTACAAGCGCGTTATTGACAATGATCGCACAATGTCAGAAGTCTTGAATGAATTTATTGATAATTACCTTTCTCTTGAAGATAAAAACAGGGAGATTGCTTAACTAGTTTCAATCCCCCTCATTTAAATCGACATAGATATTATAACAAAACAAAGCCTAAATGTAAATTAATACATAGGCTTAGTTAACAATGCTTAATATTGCACATTTAAAACTTAATTTTTCTTATTCTCGTTTTCAAGGGTTTCAAGTCCTTTTTTAATTAATTGGACAATAGCTTCTGAACGCATAGCAATACGATTACCAAAGCGATAATCTTCAATTGCTTTTAGTAATTCTTCGTCAACAGTAATAGAAAATCTTGGTTTCTCAGTTGCCATAATAACCCTTCTCTATTGAGATTATAAGTGAAATAAAAAAAATAATCAATAAAGGTATTGACAAGTGGTGTACTGGTGTAGTATAACATTAATATACATCACTGGTGTACCAGAAAGGATAGAAATGAGTACTTCTAAAAAAAGACTATCCATAACCCTTCAACCCGAATGGGAACCAGTTATGGATAAACTAAAAAAAGATAAATTCTATGATAAACCGTACTCAAATGTAATTAGACATTTGATAGAACTAGGTTTAAAAGCTGTAAAGCACTAACAATGCTTAATATTGCACATTTAAAACTGAAAATAGTTAAAAGTTTCTTTGCGGAGCTTTTGTAATAAGGGTAAACTATTTGCTCCGCTTTTCTTCGTTGATTTTATCAATGAGTAAAGCAGCAGCCTTATTACTTATAGAGCGATGTTCTTTTACAGCACACTCCTCTAAATACTCTGCATATTCACGCGGTAGCGTTATTAATATTCGTTTATTAGTTTCACTTACTGCCATAGTGATATAGTAGCACAAAAAATATCAAAAGTGAATAAAAATGAAACTATTGACAAAGTGTTACACTTGATATAATATATAACTAGTTACACCTTATTACGTTTTATACTTAATGTAACACTTGTGAAATAACTATATTTACAGGCGTACTCTTTGTACTGCCTAGATTTTGAACATTGAAAAAGAAAACCTACGGGTATTATAAAGCGTAATAAAAGTACAGTTAACACTTCGGTAGTTAACTGTATCCGTGGTAGGTTGAGAGCACACTCAACCGGAAGGCACAGGATGTCAGACCGTATTAACGGCACGGGGCTATTAAAGCAAAAGAACAAGTTTTTAATATAGGCGGACAGGTTTTAAAACCTCGTGTCTGGGATAATTGCTTCCTTAGAAGCCGGAATTATTCCAGAGTCCGTCTCCTTAAGGACTTGAAAAATTTAACTCTCCCAAGAGTTTGAGCCGGTTCCTTTCTTAGATAGTTTACTTTTAACTCACCGGCTCTTTTTCTTATTTATTTTATCGACAATTCCTGAGGGGCTTTTGGATATTTTACATTCTGCGGAGTAGATTGATTATTAACTTCATTTACTCAATTGATAGTTTGTTCGTGCTCCCTCTTTTTTTTACTAATCAAAGAACAAAGAAAGGATTTATATATGACCAAAGAACAAGAAAAATTTGTTAAAGATTGGAGTATTAGTGATTATCAAATAATAGAGGATAACCTTACTGTTGGAGGATACCTCGACCTTAGAGGAACTAGCATTAAAACACTACCGGATAACCTTACTGTTGGAGGCGACCTCTATCTATATTCTTTAAAAATGATGTTTATGCTCATGGTAATACAATTAAGCATGCTTATTATGACTGGTTATTCAAAACCTCGGATAGAGATGTAGAAAAGTATAGGAATGTTAAACCAAACGAAGTACATACGCTTGAATGGTGGGTTATTGCATACAGAACAATCACCGGCGCTTGCAGTTTTGGTACTAATAATTTCTTAGAAAATAACAAAGAGAAGTATAAACCAGAAATGACATTAGAAGAAGTGATAAAAGCTACTGAGGGACAATACGGCTCTTCTACTTTTAAAGAGTTCTTTAAATCGTGATTATATTCCATGAATACAGTTATTAGCCGGTGTATTTACACAACATACATTTTACATCGGCTTTTTAAACCCCTGAAAGGATTTTATTATGGTTGAAGCTTGGATATTAACTATATTTTGTCTATTTCTCTGTATTCCAATTGTGATAAGCGAAAGACAAAAACCAACACAAAGACAAAAGTATGATGCAGTAGTTAAACATATGCTTATGATTTATGCAGATGGTGACGAAATACCTGTGTTTATGAACAAAAGAGCGTGGAACCTAGCTCATAGAAAAGCAATACAGATTACGCAAGAAGGTAAGCTAAACAAGTGCTATGAAATGATAAGGCGCGGGGCATTATGATGCTGGGAAATCAAGAATGTGATGCGGAAACTGCATACTATTTAAAACACGGCACTAAGCCTGAATATAAATATAATTGTACTGCCTCACCTCCTGATTGTAATTGGGAAAAGGCCTATGAGCCAGACCCTTATTACTGCTGGCACGGTACAAGAATACCACAGTGGTTTGAGTAGAGAAAGGAATATTATAAATGTTTAAACGAGCAAGCAAGAAACAGCAAAAACTTAGATTATTATTAGAAGGTGCATCAGGAAGCGGCAAAACATACTCAGCACTAATAATTGCTAAAACTTTAGCAGATAGTCTGGATAAAAAAGTTGCATTCATAGATACGGAGTTTGGCTCTGCCAGCCTATATGCTGATAGATTTGATTTCGATACGTTAGAACTGACTCCGCCCTTTACACCCGAAAAATATATTGCAGCAATCAATGAAGCTTCTGTAAGTGGTGATTACGGAGTACTGGTTATTGACAGTATTTCACACGAATGGAGCGGGCAAGGAGGGTGTCTGGATATTCAGGCACAGCTAGGCGGGACTTTTAACGATTGGAAAAAAGTTACACCAAGGCATCAGAAGTTCATTAACGCTATTTTAACCTCTAATATTCATATCATAGGCTGCGCAAGAACTAAATCGGATTATGTTATGGAAGAGGGTTTGAATTCTAAAGGAAAAGCCACTACAAAACCTGTAAAGGTCGGAACAAAAACTGAGCAGAGAGAAGGTTTAGAATTTGAATTTACGACAATATTCCGACTTAATCAAAACCATATCGCGAGCGTTTCTAAAGACCGCACAAGCCTATTTGAAAATGAAGATGCAGTAATAACAGAAGAAACAGGAATAAAGTTATTAGAATGGCTTAACAACGGAGAAGCTATTGAAGAAGTTAAGCTGACAGAAGATGAAGAGGAAATGTTTGCCTTAATCGCTGAATATAAAACTCTTGAAGGGCTGGTTAAGCATTATAACTATTACAAAAATAAAGTTAACTCTATAGAAGAGTTTAAGACACTATGCAGTGAGCACAAAAAAGAAATTTTAGGAGGGAAAATATAATGACAACAATTGGATTAGATTTTAACGGAAGCAAGACAGACAAAAACGGAAACACATATTTTATTATAACGCCCAATAAAGATATAACTCCGATAGTTATTGATGGTACTAAACTTCTATGCTTTAAGCAAAATCCCAACCCGAAGAATGATAAATCGCCCAAATGGGTCTTAGACAGCTTTGTACCAATAAAAAAAGAAGACAATAATTCTATAAACGAGGAAGAAATACCATTTTAACGAGGTAGAAGATGAAGGGAGATTTTATTAAACTTTACCGTCAACTAACTAATTGGGAATGGTATATTGATATTCCTTGTAAAGTATTATTTCTTCATTGCCTTTTAAAGGCTAATTTTACTGCAGGAAAATTTGAAGGTAGAGAAATTCCTGCCGGGAGTTTTGTAACAAGTTATTCACATCTTGCAAAGGAAACCGGCTTAACCTTGAAACAAGTGCGTTTGGCAATAAACAAGCTAAAAAGGACAAAGGAAGTGGCACACTCGGCACATAGCTGTTATTCAATAATAACGGTTAAAAACTGGGATAAATTTCAAATTAAGGGCAAAGAAGAGGGCTCTCAAAGGGCACGCGAAGGGCAACAATATAAGAAGGAAAGAATAGAAGAGATTAGTAAACTAATCTCTTCTAATAAAGAACCAGCTGAAAAAAAGATTGAAATTGAGAGTTGGGTAAGACTAATCGATAGGTGGTTGGATTACAAAACATCAAAGAAGCAATCTTACAAAAGTGAGAGCAGTGTAATAGCTTTTATCCACAAGCTCATCAAATATAGTGAGGGAGACTTAGGAAAAGCGGACTGCATCATTGAAAACAGTATGGCTAATAACTGGAATGGAATTTTTGAACTCGAAAACAATACAATTTCAGCAAATTTTAAGAACAAGGACAAACTTTCTATAGAAGTACAAGAACGTCAACGAAAAGCGGTAAAAGAAGCTTTTGCAAGTTTGGAGGCATTAGATGAATGAAGAAATGAATTTGCAAGACATGCTATCAGAACTTTTACGGTTTTATCCCATTACTAATCGAAAAGACGAGGATATAGCCAAAGATATGATTACTTATCATGAATGTATACTGGAAAATGTCTACAAGTCTAACCAAAAATACGATTGGGAAAAGTGTTTAAAATACATCCTTACCCACAGGATTTATAAAACATTTCCTTCAATTCCAGAAATCCTAGAAGCATTACCATATTCCCTAAAGAAGGAAAAGGCAAAAAGCGAAAGCTGCGCAGATGAGGGCTTTTTACTTGTTGTAACACTTCCGAACGGTTATACCTACCATTTTACAGTTTCTTCTACAGGTAAACCGATGAGCGAGGTTAAATCCGGTTTAGAAAAAAAATTCGGGCAATGCAGTTACAAGATTTACCCAAAAGGTACGTTAATTATAGGAGAGCAAAGATGGGAACCAGATTAAGAAATGTATTAACCGAAGAGGATAAAAAATACATCTGTAGTAATAGTCAAAACCTAACGGTTAAAGAGTTATCTCAAAATATGGGAGTAAAAGAGGAAATAATACGGAGTTTTTTGTTTTATCACAAGCTTGAGTATCAAAAAGTATACCAGTCTTACCGTGAAACACTGACGCCAAGAGAAAAAGGAGTCATAGAGCTTATGGCTAAAGGGTTAAATAACTATGAGATATGCGATACACTTTGCGTTTCACGGAGTACGCTACAAACCCATATTATTAGTATATACGGGAAATACGGATTATCAAACTATGGAAATGACAGAAGAAACTATCCTGTCTTAAGACTGAGGGCCGTTCTTAAATATCAACAGGAAAAGAACAGAAAGCTTAAAGATGAGCTTGAGCACCAGCGAGTAAAGGAGATCTTACAAGTTGAGGAGGAGTGGGAAGAATGACAGATAAAAACAAAGCTTCATTCAGGCTTATAAAGCAGCTTTTAGAAGAAATAGCCCGACAGAACGATAAAATCAACATATTGCAAGTATCAAACAGCACACTAAAACTTTTAATTGATAAACAGTTTCAGCTTTTATGCACATATGCAAATCTTTGCAGAAAAGAAGTGAGTACAGAAGCGGATACAAATTATATTAAGCTTATAAATCTACTTAAAGAATATGGATATCACAATTTATCCTACACACTACTAAAAGAAGTTAAATATACAAAATATAACTATGAGGGAATATATCAATGACAGATAAAGAACAGATAATTAACTACTTAAATAAAATAGATGTATATTTGGACAGTATTGTTGAAGAGTATGAAGTTTCAGAAGATGTTAGAGAGTTTTTATTGAGTTTATCTGTTGGTGAGATTGAAACATTAGAAGAAGCTCAAACAAAAGCTACAGAGTTATGGAGGAAATTATGACAGATAAAGAACAGATAAAAAATAATTTTGAGAAGGTCATTAATGTCCCTACCAAACAGCAAACAATAATTGACGGTGTCGATGTAAAAGAGTGTGATTGGCTATGGCTTAACACTGAAAAACCATATAATTCCAGATGTTTTAAAGGAGCTGAAAGAGAAATTTAAAAAGTTTTTCGGAATTGATAATCAAGAATGTTGGGATATTGCATTTTTAAAGAATGAAAACGCTCGCTACCGTAAGGCTCTTGAGGAGGTTGAGGAATATTGTATTCACTACTTGAAACACAATCCTAAGTCACCGAGTATTGATTTGAATGTAATCCTCGATATCATCAACAAGGCAAGGAGGAAATAGTGGCTTACCGTAGACTGACAGATTTAAGGCTTGTAAAAGAATATTGTTGCAAACCGGAAGGTATAAAATGCCCAATACATAATTATTGCTATAACGACGAATTTCAATGTAGATACTGGAAACAAATTTTTAAAAGGATTAATGAAGAAGGCTTTGTAGTAAGACAGGGTAATCACTGGTATAAAGATTTTAGAAATGAGGAACAACTCCTCGGCATCATCAGCAAGGCAAAGTGGGAAGAATGAATAATTATAACGGATTTATCCAACTAAACGGAGAGTGGTTTAACGTCAATCATATATTAAGCGTGAAATATTGTGATTTTGAAAGAACAAAATCTATTATTACATTCGTAGACGGAAATCAAAAGGTTGTAAACAGAGGTCTCGTACATTTTTTCAGATGCAAGAGGAGACATTAATCATGTCAAGAATTGATACTTTAATATATAGAATGAATGATAAGGCTCATATAATACTTCTTGAAATGCAAAACAAAGCATTAAAAAACACCTTAAATGAAATAGAAGTTATCGCAGACGAACTGTTGCGATTAACAAACGAGTATCACGATTGCTATTATAAAGATGCATGTTTTATTTGTAAAAAAAAGAATGAGTGTCAATATTATAAGACCAAACAGATTTTAAATATTATCAGCAAGGCAAAGGGGGAAGAATGATAATTAAAATAACTGAATTAACAGAGATTTTCTGTATGTTGATGTATGCGCTTTTCTTGGTGCTATCTGGAATGTTTTTAGCAGGTGTATTTGCAACCTTTTTGTTTGAAGTGCTTCCGGATAAATTACAAGAATGGTATAAACAAGAATTACCTAAGAAATTTTTCACAAGGTTAAGGAATACTTGTAAAGAGTTTCTAGAAAGGAGTTACCGATGACTAACCTATCAAAAGAGCTGTGCAAGATTTGCGGGGTTGAGCCTAAAAAAGTAGAAAAAAGATGCAAGGAATGTAATTTAAATATGGAAGAATGTGGGTGTTTTGATTGTTATAAAGAAATCTACCCTGACTTTGAGCAGCCAGAGAATTTTGTAAAGCTGCTAGAAATTGTTAGTAGAAGGTCAAGTGTTTCTTTTTGCCACAATGGCAGTTATTTTGGATGTTCTATCCACTATTATTTTAAAGATATTTTTGAAGCGGACAAGGGCAATATTCAACATAATTTTTTAAATACTCTATTAAAACAAGACTTAAGAAATACTTGCAAACCAAAACTTTTAGAATCAATCAAGCTAGCAATCAGAGAGGCAGAGTGGGCGTATGAATAATCCTAAATACATCTTCAACGGCAAGCTCTGCCCTGTATGCCAGATAGATTTTGAGCAAAATATTATTTTAATCAAAACCGACGAACTAAAAAAAGAATGGGTTAAGTTTGAACCTGCAAAGCTGATAAGAATAGAGCAATGGCGGGTTTAAATACAAAGACATAACTACGCTAGACGTAGTCCTTGGAGCAGATAACTGCTCCTAAAGCATAGAAAGGAATTCCCTCAGTTTCGAGGGAATTTTTGTTACATAAGTTAAAAAAACTTCATGAAGTTCATGAAGAAATTTGGAGGTAAGAAATGAATATAGATACAATATTTGAAGAAGAAATTAGGAAAGAATTACTAGATAAATTAAAACAATACGAAAATAAAATATATCTCGATAACGATGATGTGGTAAAAGAATTAAATATTACTTCTTCCGCTTATTTGCGTAAACAAATAAGCTCCGGTATGTACAAGGGGCTTTATGAGTCCAAACAAAATAAAAAAGAACATTATCGCTGGAATAAGTTTAGATTTTTCAAATGGCTTTATTCTGAAAAGATTAAAGCTATTGAGGTTGCATAGGAGAAATTATGTTAAAAAAGGTGGATAAAGGTATTTGGTTTAATACTGAAACAGGACATTATCAAGTAAGATTTACATATAAAAATTATAAAACAGGTGAAAAGACACGCCCCCATTTGGTAGCACAAATAAAGTTGGATGATGGAACAATTCGCTATGCCAAAGATAAAGAAGAGGCAAAACTCGCAATCGCTCAATATATTACTAACGGCGGTCCTATTGAAGTAATTGTGTTGAAAGAAAATACAGCACTTTTAAGCTTGTGCATTGAAGAATATATTAAATATTGCTGTACTCTGGGAAAAGCACGCACAGATTTAATTAATAATTACTGCGAATATTTTTTAAAGTTTCTAGCTGAGTATTATTATAAAGGGGATATAGAAAAGACTAAAAGGCTTTTAACAGTTGGGACA